GACGAACGGGCGGTCCTTCTTGGCGTTCTCAGCGCAGCGGGTCTCATGGACGATACGGCCGAGAGCCTCACGGTCAAGGACGGCAGCGACGGGAGGTGAGGGAACAGCCGGGGCCTTCTCCTCGCTGGCCGCCGCTGCGGTCACGCGGTACGCGCTCGCGGTCCGGTCCAGCCATTCCCGCGCCGTCTCGGTGCCGTTCCACTGGTCCTCAGGGTCGTTGTCGTCCACATCGGGTATCGAGTTGAGAATCCACTCCATCGCCGCCTCGGGGCCGTTCTGGATCATCTCGATCCGGGCGGCTTCCATCGACTGCACCTGCCACGAGACGATCTTGCCTAGCGTCTCGGCACCGCTCCGGACGCGGGCCAGTTCCGCCTTCAGTCCGGCGAGCTCGACGACGAGGGCATCGCCCGGGGCTTCCAGGTCGACCGAGGCCGGGGCTTCCGGCTGCTGGTCATCGGCGGCCCAGCCGACATGGATTTCGGGATCGAACCCGGGCCGGGCTTCCGGCTGGTGCTCAGTCATCAGGTATCAGCATCCCCTCGACGGCATCGGCGAGCTTGCGGGTCTCCTTGAACGAGGCCTCCAGCTTCGCCCACGCCTCGGTGAGCTCGGCGTCACCTTCAGGCATCATCTCCGTCGTGATGCCGTAGTCGAGGGCGTCGAGGATGTCACCCTCCCATTCGATCTTCCCGGCGAGCGCATCGCGGGACTCAAAGCGGGCCGGGGTCGGGTCGGTGGTGCTCATTGTTCCCCCTCCCGCTTCTGCTCCAACTCGTTCTCAAGCGCAGCGATGGCAGCTGCAGTGCGCTTCCTTGCCGCCTCGGTGCGCGCGTCCACCAGGGTCCAGTTCAGCGCCTGACTGATCGTCTCAGCGTGCGCCAGCAGCCCGTCAGCGGGCTTCTTAAGCTCGGCCAGCTCGTCAGCGAGCGGCCCGAGTTCGGCGCACGCGGCGCTGCCCAGGTGCTCCCACAGCCACTCCCCGACGCCGCCGCCGTCATCCCATGCGTTGCGGATCTCCAGCGCCACTGCGGTACCCAGCACCGGGTCGGAGGCGTCCAGCGCGTACAGGGCATGAGCTGCGGCGAACAGGATCGTCAGCAGGTCGATCTGGCCCCGGCTCATCGGCACGGCCGAGCCGAGCTGCTGGTGGTTGATCACCGCTGACCGAATCGCCAGCCACCGTGCGAGGCTTCGGCCGGTTGTGGCCTCGTCGGTGTCCGGGTACGGGGCGATCTCGTGCAGGCGCTCGCGGATCTGCTTCACGCGGTCGGCGGGTGTCGTGGTCTCGGTGCTCATGTGCTTGCGGCCTTTCTCGTCGTTGCGTCTTTTCGCGGGTCTCGGGGGTCAGGGGAGGTCATGCGGTCTCGATGCGGCGCGTGAAAACCATGCCGTTGTTGCCTGCCCGCTTCCAGGCCAGCGCTCCGCTAGCACAGACGCCGAGGGGATCTTCGCCCCTCGTCGCGACATACACCGTCCCGGCATTGCGGGCGTGCTCCCGCTCGGCGGCCTGCGTGGCGCGGAAAGCGGCGTTCTGCGACACTGCCCGCAGCAGGGCAGCGAGGCGGGTGGGAGGCATCGCCAGTGCGTCACGCTTCGGCGCGGGCTTCCTGACGGTCAGCTCAGTGCCGCGCATCGCCATCAGGCCCCAGTCGTCCGGCAGCTCACCGGCCCGCACAATGCGCGGGTCGCTGACGACAAGCCACCAGCAGTTCATGTACGGCACGAACTCCGCCGCCTTGGACGGGTCCTTCAGCTCGCGGAGCCAGTCCGAGCGGGAAACCTTCACCTCGTGGCCGTGCAGCCGCAGACCACCGGAAGGCCACAGGTCCATCGCGACGAAATCGGCGGTGCGGCGGGCATCGAACCCGGCGTGCGAGCGGACGCCGTACGCGGTGGCGTAGCGCTGGCCGTTGCCCCACACCACGCCATAGCGCCGCTGGAGGGCGTCAACCACGTCGGCCTCGCGCAGCTTGACGACGGCCTCGGCGGGCTCAGGCTCCTCGATGGGCAGCTCATCCTGAATCGTCACGCCGCCTCCCGCCTCTCCGTGCGGGACGGGGGCACAGCGCTCGGCGTCGGCCAGCCGCACGCGAAAGCATCCCACCGGCACGACCACGTGAACCCGCAGACACCGCACTCGTAGAAAGCGCGGAGGGTTTCCCCTGTGTCGGCTACGGCCAGCGGGACGGCGGCGGGGGAATCACCGGGATGGCAGCGAGGGCAGCAGTCGCGGAGAGCATCCATCAGAACGGCGGTTCGTCGTTCGCGAACGGGTTCTCATCCTGCACTGCGGTCCTCGGTCCGTCTGCCGACTGTCGGCCAGCCTTCGCCACCTTGGCGGACGCCCAGCGCAGCGACGGGGCCACATCCTCGGCAACCACCTTGATCGACTTCCGCTTATCGCCTTCCTTGGTGGTCCACTCCTCCTGCGAGGCGTGACCGGTGACAACGACCGCGGTTCCCTTCTCGAGCGATTCAGAGCAGTTCTCCGCGAGCTGGCCGAACGCCACGCAATCCCAGAAAGTAGTGCTCTCGTCGCGCCACTCGCCGCTCTGCTGGTCTTTAACGCGCCGCGACGTGACCACGGAGAACCGGGCGACGGCCTTACCCGCTTGGCTGAACTTAAGTTCCGGATCGCGGGTAAGCCGTCCGCGCAGTGTTACGTCGGTGCTCATGCTGAGGTTCCATCCTGGTAGTCGGGGGCAATGCGAAGCCGCTGCTGGGTAACCGGGTCAACCCAGGGCCAGTCGTGCTCGTGGGTGCCGAACGTGAGCTGCTTAGGCCAGCGGTACTCGTCATCGCGAGCGCCGCGCCACTGGACGACATCGACGGTCATGTAGTGGCCCGACTCGGAGCGCTCGGCGTTCTCCGCGCGGCGGATGCCGATACCCAACTCGGGCCAGCGCATGAGCAGGCTCGAGCCGATGGGGCGCACCGGGCGCACCGGGCCTTCGCCGTGCCCGGCGTGCGCCTCGGTGATCAGCGCGCAATCCGCCTTGACGCGCGCCTTGTCGAGAATCACAGTGACGAGCCGGGCATAGCGCTCATCGTTCATGTCGCCGTTATGCAGCCGGTAGAACGGGCCGATGCACAGCATGTCGGGCTTGTGTGCCGTGACGCGCTCGAGCAGCCATGCCGCATCGTCCTCGCCGAGAAGGTCCAGGCCCTCGGGCCGGCAGATGATCCGCAGGTTCCCGTCAGGGACGCGGCGGCCCTTGATCCGCGCGACCTTCTCCAGGCCGCGGAAGTGCTTGCGGGTCTTCCGCTCGCTGTTCTCGCAGTCGATGAACAGGACGCGTCCCGAATTGATCACGGCGCGGTCAAACGGGTGCAGGCCCGCCGCGAGGCAGACTGCAAGAGTCCGGACCTCTACCGACTTTCCCGTACCTTCCGTTCCAGTCCAGATCAGGCGGTCGCCGCGCTCGAGGACATGCGGGATCAGCCAGTCGTACGGCTCGTCTTCGGTGGCAAGGAACTCATGCAGGTCCGGTGCGAGGTCCGGGGTGTCGTCGCGCTCCTGCCGGGTGACCACGAAGTCGGCCGGGGTGAACCCGGCCTCCAGGTGGTCGGAGGCGTCCTTGATCTTCCGGCCGTCCGGCAGTCCCTCGCCCGCGGCTTCCACGATCTCGACTGCCGCGGCGACGCCCTGGAGGCTGGCGAACACCTCGCGGGCGTGACGCTGGCCCGCCTCGTCGCGGTCGGCGACGACGTGGACGACGGCATCGCGCAGGACCGCGGAGAATTCCTCGCGCCACTTGCCGGCGCCGCCGGGGTTGCACGTCGCCGTGCAGCCGGCCCGCTCCATCGCCAGGACGTCCTTTTCTCCCTCCACGACCCAGACGTCCGTTCCGTCGGCCAGGTCCTCGAGCAGCTTGGGCAGGTGGAACAGGACGCGGCGGGTGTCGCCGAGCCGGTAGGCCCAGCCGTCCGCGGCCTTGGGATCGGGGATGCGCTGGGAGAACTTCTTGCCGCGCTTGCGCAGCACCTCGAACAGCACCCGGCCTTTTTCGTCGTGGTACGGGTAGGCCACGGCGACCGTGCCGTTCTGCGACCAGGCGTCATCGCGGCGTCCGGGGTCATCTTCGCGTGGCTTGCAGAGATCTTCCCAGGTCAGTCCGAGGGCGTTGAGGATGGTGGCGCTGTCGCATCCCGCCATGCACTGGAACACCACCGGGTGCTCGGTGCCCTCAGTGATGGACAGGCTGGCCTTGCCGTCCTCGTGGGCCGGGACGGGGCAGCGGGCCATCCACTGGCCGCCGCTCTTGCGGGCGCCGTCGAGCTTCCCGATCACCATGCGCAGTGCGTCGTTCATCAGAAATCGAAGTTCCTTTCGCGGGTGGTGCCGGCCGGGGGCTCGTCGTTGTAGCGCTCGTCGTTGAGCCAGCCCTGCGGGTATTTCGTCTTGTCGGGATTGCGCCGCGGGTCGTCCCGGTAGGCCGCCGCCGCCGCGATTACGTGCTCGGGGTCGGCTCCGCGTGCCCTGGCGGCGAGCCACGCCTTGAACGCCGCAGGCTTGCCGGACCTCTCCGGAAACACGTCCCAGAACCGGAGAAACTCCAGGTCAGCGCTGTAGTCGTACGCCTGACGGCGGGTCCGGCGCTTCGGCTCGGCCTGGGGGGTAGGGGGGGTTATCCCTACGCGGGGGTGGGGGGGGGTCTGGGGGGGGGAGGGGGGTTCGCCATCGGTACCGATCGCATATGCGACTCGCATACCGATCGCATCAGCATCAGTTATGCGATCAGATGACTGATCGGTATCTGATCGCATATGCGATCGGTTATCTGATCGCATATGCGATGGCGGGCAGAACGGGCACTCCGGGTCGATGCTTTCCCGGACGAGGTGCCAGCGCCGGTGATTGCCGTACGCCCCGCCGGCGCCTTTCGCCTCGCGTGCCGCCGCGTCGGCCTCGCGTGCTTCCGCCTCCTCGGCCGCGGTCCCCTGCCAGTCCGGGTAGTCGTGGACCACGTAGAACCCCTGGATCGGCTGGACGCACTTCTTGCAGTCGTGGCCCGGTTCGTGCATCAGGCCCTCACGGATCAGCCGCACGACGAGCTTTGCGGGCTGGCGCCGGTCGGACAGCCCGGGAATCGCGGCGACCCGGAGCAACCCGTCCGTCTTGTAAAGCTTGCAGTGGGCCAGGGCGCACGTCCACAGCCACGCGGCGTCCCCGCCGACGGCCCGGATCTTGGGGTGGTTCGGCATCGTGGCGGCCATGTTGAAACAGGTCTCCCCCGCTGGCATGTCATGCCGCCGTTTCGCGTCGCTCCATCGCGGTCGTGTAGCCGGCATCCCACCCGTCGTGCCAGCCGCGCAGGTACTCGCGCGGCCCGTCCGGGGGGTCCTTGGTCACCTCCTGGTCCGCGGCCAGTTCCTCGAGGGTCGCGCCGTCGAGCGCGGCGAGGGCCTTGCGTACCGCCCGGTAGGCGGGCGCGTGGCCGAGGACCGATCTGGCGATGGCGAGCCTGCTCCGCATTTCAGCGTTGCCCGGGTCGCCGGGAGGGTCCTGCTCAGGGCGTGCCATCGGCGGCCCTTCCTGTGCGTGGTGCGCGTAAATGACGTACTGATCGAACTAGGGGCCGAACGCGCCCATACCCATTATGCCAGCGATCATTGGCCGATACAAGTTGGCCAACGATAGCACGCCTGACATGGTAACATGGTGTTGGCCATGCCGATATGGCATCCTGGCCATGTGACGAAGGAGGAGGCCATGACCGAACTTCTGGCCGCGCTCGCGGACACCTCGCCCGATGCGGAAGAGTTGCGGTCTCTCCGCATCGCCGCCGCTTTCTACGCAGCAATGAAGGCCAGTAACGGCAAGCGCGGATGGCAGGCCGATCTCGTCCGGGAAACCGGGCTGACCCGCGAGACGATCCGCCGCCATATCGAGGACGAGCGCATCCGCCGCGGCGAGATCCCGCCCACCAGGCGCTACCTCGCCGACCAGGAGCGCAAGGCGCGGCGTCGCTCCGGCTGAGTTCCCCCCCCGCGGCCATAACCCCTCTGTTCCCGTCGCTGCGTCCTTATGCCCAGCCCGCCACTCACCTGGCAGATCCCCCTGACGGCACATGACATCCACCGCCGACACGCAGGCAACGAGATGCAGAGCCTTCGACGCGAGTTCCCCGGCCGGACCGTCGAGGGGGTTACGTCCTGCGGCTAGTTCCACGGATCGTGCAGCGGCGAGGAGGTAGCGGCGCTGTGCGTCGGGTCCGGCGCCAGGTGCGTACCCGCTCATGCGGCACCTCGCTCTGCGACCTGACGGCCTTCCACGGCCACGATCCGCCGCGCGATCCACTCCACGACAGGGACGGCCACACTGTTGCCGACCTCCCGGTACCGGGCTGAGTCGGATTGCTCGGAGCCGTCGGCAAGCCATCGGGTCCAGTCGTCCGGGAGACCTTGCAGGCGCTCGCACTCCCGTGGGGAGAGGCGGCGAACAGTGGCACCCGCGCGGACGCCGGTCACCTGGTTCGCTTGGAGGGCGGTCGGCATCGGACCGTAGCCGAGCCTGGCCTTGGAGCCACCTGTCTGCGGATTGAAGGCCATCGGCGTGTCATCAGGGCTTGACTCCGGGCCGACAATCCAGTTCTCTTCCCGGTCGTTGCGGTCGTTGCGGTCGTTGCGGCTCGTAAGCGCGTAGGCGACGATCGGCGTTCCGCGCCCCGTCCCGTCCTCTGAGGCGTCCGCACCTTCGGAAGTGAGGGCGTGGTCCACGCCCTCACTTCCGAAGGTCGCCACCATCGCGTGCGAGGTACCGCCTGTTGACGCCCGGACGGTGTACGCTGCCTCGCCTGCCTCGCCTGCCTCGATCTGGCTCCCGGAATCCCGGCCGCGCAGCGCCACGGGGATTGCCACCAGGTGCCCCCCCGCCGCCCCTTC